AAACTTAGATAACTGTCCGCGGCGGGATAATCATGATCTTCTGGTTGAGCAAACCATTTGATTTTTTTCATATAAACTCCAATAAACTGTATTTAGAATAAATATCTTTGTCGTATCACGATTTATGCGGGTCCTTCCGCGTAGCACGCTAGAACGGCAATTCTAAAACAAAAAGGAAATATTATGGGTCGTCCCATTAAGAAAAAATTCATCGGTGACCAAAAAGGAAGCACCGAACAATCACATTATATTGTTTGTGATGCATGGGTTGCTACTGATACTGCAAATCGCATCAATGCAAAAATTACTCGCCAAAAAGCAAGCAATGAATATAGAGTAGATTCAAGTGGCGTGGGTGGTCCTGCCCTGAGCGCAGCAAATGGTTCGTCAAAAGGCTATTTGTGCAAACTTGTCAATGGTTTGCCAGCAGCAGCAGGTCAAATGTCTATTGCTGTTGATCCGTATGTTGCGCCAACTGGTGCAGCAACTTTTGCAGTTACTATGGAAGTCAATTCTGCAACTCTAGTAAGCGGTGGCGGAACTGGAACCGCATATAATCCAGGCGATGTTCTTACTGTTGTCGGCGGAACTGGAACTTCTGCAACAATTACAGTTAATACCGTATCTGCAGGTGGTGTAGCTACATTTACTTTAACTACTAAGGGCTCATATACTGCCCTACCAGTCAATCCAGTCTCTGTAACTGATGCAACTACTCCTGGCGCAACTCCAAGTGCAACATTCAATTTGAAATATGATGTTAAGTCTGTTACTGTAGGTGGAACTAATACTGGTTATGGTGCAAATACTGAAGTAGTATTCAATGGTGGTGGTTATACTACTCAAGCAACTGCAACTGCAACTGTGGTTGGCGGAGCAATCCAGACTCCATTGACAATGGTATTAAATGGTGTTGGATATACTAGCATTCCAACCGTCACAGCATTATCATTTGGTCCTACACAATATGCAAGAAAGCTAAACAATCGTACTGTTGAAACTTTTGCTGGCAACCGTTACAAGTGGGAACTTACCGGAACTGAATTAACTGGTACTGGTACTGCAAATGGTCCGAATACACAAGGTGTACAGACATTAGGCCAAGCATTTATTCAATCAGTCTAATCGTTTCATCTGATGTACAAAAAAGCGAGTCCTAGACTCGCTTTTTTCATTTGTAAAACATATAAATATACACATATATTTCGGAAACGATATGACAAAACAAGTAATCAATACTGGAACAAATCCAAATGATGGAACAGGGGATACGCTTCTTTCTGCTATGCAGAAAATCAATGCGAACTTCACTGATTTATACACAACAAATTATTCCACAAACGTAGTTAATACATTCAATAATCGATCTGGTGCAGTGAATTTACTCTCAGCAGATGTAACTGGCGCACTAGGGTATACCCCAATTAATAAAGCTGGTGACACGTTCACTGGTTTAGTTGTTATGAATAATGGGTTCGTTTCTGGACAGTCTGGTGTTTTCGATTCAAACTTAGTCGGTGTAGGATCATTACCAGGTGCGCCTGCGGGCACAATGATTCGCGCTATCAATCTTGATACTAATCAATCAATTCTTACGATGGATTCATTTGTCAATGCAGGCGGAACAATGTCCGCAATAGCATTGCGCGGAAGTAGAGGAATTGGTTCTGCACCAACTGCAATACAGACTAGTGACATAGTTGGTCAAATATCAGCTTATGGTTATGGAACAACACAATTTAATGCATCTTCCTCAGGTCAAATCAATTTTGTATCTGAAGGTGGCTTTACTAATGCATCTACTCCAACAGCAATTGCATTCCAAGTTACTGCAAGTGGCTCGAATACTCCATCTGAGCAAATGCGTTTAACTTCTGCTGGGAATTTAATTCTTGATAGCTCCGGTGCTATACAAATTCCTGTAGGAAACACAGGACAGCAACCATCACCAGCATCCCAAGGTATGATTCGTTTCAATACTACTACAAGTAGATTTGAAAATTACAACGGCATCGGTTGGATTAATCACGTCAAGTTAGCTGGTGACACAATGACTGGAACATTAACTGCGCCAGCCCTAGTAGGAACGACAGGTGCAGCAACATTAGATAGCTTTGTTATCGGTAGTATCACACCAGAAGCAGCTACAGTCACAAACTTGACTGCAACTGGCACGCTGACAGGATTTAGTGGTCGTTTATTAAATGTACAAGTATTCTCTACCCCTGGTACTCCAACATATACAGCTACTGCTGGTACAAATAAAATTGTAGTAGAAGTTCAAGGTGGTGGTGCAGCTGGAGGTGGCACTCCAGCAACATCTGCAAGTTCCTCGTCAGTTGGTGGGGGCGGTGGTGCGGGTACTTATGCAAAATGCTTAATCACGAGTGGATTTTCTGGAACAACTGTAACTGTTGCTGCATCTGCGGCTGGAGTGTCTGGTGCGGCTGGAACAGCAGGAAATACATCAAGTTTCGGAACTTTTGTGTCTTGTCCTGGAGGCACTGCAGGCCTAGTAGGTGCCAATCTAACTACAGTTCAATTAGTAGGCACTGGTGCATTAGCAACTGCTGCTACTATATCCGGCGGAGTTGCAACAACTATAACTACGTTCCGCGGTGGAATTGGAAGCATGGCCATGGTAGTTCTTGCTAATACTGCAACAGGATCTTCATCTGGCGGCGGCGCAACATCACTATTTGGATCGGGTGGTTCTACAGTAGCTAGCACTACCACTGGTATAGCTGCATCTGGTTATGGAGCAGGTGGAAGTGGTGCTAGCGCGTTAGCTTCTCAATCAGCGCAAACTGGCGGAGCAGGTGGACAAGGTATAGTAATAGTTTATGAATATTCGTAATTACAAAAACAAAAAGCGCTCACGTGAGCGCTTTTTCATTTCTACTGTTAAATTTAACCGATTAAAAACGACGGTGGCATACTGCCATTTGACATGTCTTGATAGTTTTTCAAGTCTTCTTCTAATTTAGCCATTTCTTCTTTAGCTTCTGCTTTTAATTCAGCACCATTCAAACTAGTTCCGCCTTGTGGTCCAGCCAAACTTTGGAATTTACTACGCGCTTCACCTAACATAAATTTAGCTTTAGCGTAAGCATAATCTTGCACCCATGGAAACGAAGAATAGCTATTCAAAATTGCTTGATCTGTTCTATAGTTATAAACCCATAGTAATACTACCTCGCCGCCGTCTGGAACTTTACGACTAATAACAAGTTTTTTTGATACTGGATCGAATGTATATTGAATGTGGCCGCCGAACATACGCATTGCTAATGATTGATATTCAGAGAATAATTCATATGAAGCTAATCCGCCGACCTTACCAGCAGTAAGCATATACGTATTCAAATATCCTGACGCAAATGGTTCGAACTGTGATGCTGCTGTTCCTGTCACACTACCGATACCGCGACGCAAAATTTGACGCACACTTATTGTTTCAAGCGGCAAATAATAATCTGTTTGATCTTTGATTAGTTCCATAAACGCATAGCTTTCTTCTACTGAGTTAGCTGAACGTTGGCGATATTTTTGCATCGCGTAAGAAATAGCTAGATCATAGTGTTCTTTATCTAAATCGATATCGACCATTTGATCACCAAGACTATAGCGAATATAATCTTTAATTAATTTTTTTTGTGTCTCAGCGTCAGGCAATGTCGGTGCCATATATTGCTGTGGTGGCGGGTTATAGGGAAATACAGGATTGAGTGCCATAAAAATACTCCGATTACTGATATTTACCAGTTAGTCAGAGTATTTTATAAGTAGAGATAATTTGTGCGGTTCTGATTCTACTAAAATAATATTTTTTATATCCCAAAATTCTCGTCTAATCGTTCTCTTAGAGAATTCAATAACCTCAAATTCTACCATCCAATAAACATCGTCAAACACCTTTCGTTGAAATACTAGCCGACCAAAATAATGTGATTTTTTATGAAATACTTGATCATTCGCTTTCATGATTTCAAAATCAATTCTAGATAGTGCTTTTCTGATTCTACTTTTATAATGTTTTTAGAATCCCAATAATTGTGACGTAGATTAGTTATATCACCAGACTCAGAGTCTGGAATAATTTCCAAGAATGGCCTACTCTTATACATCACTGATTCTCCTGTCGCAGTTCCGAATTTCTTCCATCTTTTGTGATAATACCTATTATCAAATTCATCTATCATCGTCTAGCATCCCCAAATTTTAATTTGTAGAACAATAATTCTTGTTCCGTAATCTTTTCACAATCAGAAGCAAGCCAATAGTCACAGTCATCACATTCTACATTATACATCCGATGATATTTTTCTTCTTCATCATCAAAGAAGGTCGTATTGATATCATTGACAGTGCCAACTAGATTGTATTTTCTGTTGTAAAGATGATCGCCTATATTAAATATAGGTAGGTTAGTAACTGTTTGTTCCATATTTAAGAATCACTGCTAGTCGTTGTTTTGGAGTATCTTCTTTAAGTAAAATACCATGCTTATAAAAATTCAGAAATCCCGGTGGGGAATCTTCAATACAATAAGAGTAACATACTACACCAAATTTTTTCATGAAACCATTCTCAGCTACTACTTTAGCACCCAATCGCTTTCCAAAGAATTTATATTTTTTTCTGAATCCAACTACATGCCACCATTCTTCTGAAGGCGGATAGTAGATCACATCACCTTTCTCAATAGAACGCATTTCATCTTTAGTCATGAGTATTTTAATTGTATCGCTAGTCTATTTTGTGGGGTGTCTGGGCCTTGACATTTAATTGTATTGTGTTTCCACCAATGTTCGACGCCGACTAAAGATGGTCCAATACCGTTATGGCTATACACATCAACAGCTACAGTCATCATGATTTTTCTAGGATTTTCACGAACAATTCCAAAACGATCCCATCTCTTATCATAGACAAAATCAAATTTTTTAAATTCATTGTCCATATTTAATATCCATCATCAATTTTGTTTGGGGTGAATCATCATTTACTGCAACTATATTTTTTTCTAACCACAACTTAGTATTTGAACCAAGTGCGTCAGTAACTTTAACATGAATAAACCCTCGATCCGCCAAAAAAGTTACCTTTCCGAATTTATGATAAAGTTTATGATAAACAATGGCACCGACTTTAAATTCATTGTCCATGTTTAATCCTGATGGCTAAACGATTTTTAAGATTGTCTGGTCCATAGCATTTTACAGTATTATGCTTAAACCAATATTCAGTGCGAATGAATGATGGTCCTATACCGTTGTGTTTATAAACATCAATTTTTAATGTTTGTTTAAAAGCTGTCTCGCTTACAATACCAAACGAATCAATTAATTTATTATAAACAAAATCAAATTTTTTAAATTCAGTCTGCATATTTTATTTGAAGTGCTAATCGTTTTTGTGGAGTATCTTCTTCTAAAATTACTATATTAGACAAATACCATTGTCCATGTATGTCAGGATTATGATCTTCCACCTCGACTTCATATATTAATTCTTCCGAATTTTGTAGGGCGGCACGACCCCAGCTAGTGAGCAAAGAACCAAATTGTTTTCGTTTTTTATGAAATACTATCGTGCCAATTTTTAATTCCATAATAATCACAAATATTTTAATGAAATAACAAGTTTTTCTTCTTCAGAACAAACAGGAATGAATTTGCTTTTATCAAGTAAGGACCAATCAGATATGAAAACGTCGCACTGATACAATGGATGTTGCAATCCAATATAATTAATATACCTGTCATTGCACATCATTTTTATCTCTGAGACTGTGCAAAACACTAGTCGATCTAAATCAAAAAATATAGAATTTACTTTGATATCATGCATTACTTGCAGCCATATTTTAGAATAAATGCTAATTCTTCCTGTGGATTATTTATTTTGGTCATCTTACTATCTCGTAACCAACAATTCCAATGATGCAAACTTATTGTTCCATACGTTGGTGCATCATCTAAATCCCCTTCGTATCCGTAAGCACAAAGATAATGCACCAGCATTGAATCTCCAGAACTACTCAGTAGTGTTTTTACAATTTTCATTTTGCAAAATTCGTCATACTTATTAATTAAATAATAAATTTCGTCAGTTGCTGGTGGATTAAGAAGATGCATATCAGGCATATTTTAACTTTAAAAATAAACGATTTTCGGGAGTGTCGGGATCTAGTTTAATTGTAAGATTAGTGCTCCATGGATAAACAGCAATGTGATTTAGCGCACGGCAATCTAAATCATGTTCCACACTCACTATAGTATATGGCGCTTCCGCAGTATCTCTACATTGAAGCATTTTTCCAAAAAATCCTGTCTTTGTATTAAAGACTGAATCTCCTGCCCTTAATTCTGATCCATTTATATCCTTAGGCATATTTGAGTTGTATTGCTAATCTGTTTTGTGGTGTGTCTGGTGATACAACAATAGGTGACGGAATAATCCACCATCTTAAACCATGAACCCATTCATCTAGTTCATAATAATTACTTTCTTTAACGTACGATTGCACTTTAACGAATTTATTAGCAAAATAAATCGTATCACCAGACTTCGCATTCATTATTCCACCTTAAGAATAATCACATCCTCACTCAAGCGACCAGTAAGCTTCACTTCTGTTGCTTTGATTCCACTCATGAATTTACGCAATTGAACTTTACCTGCCTTCATGAATTCAGCAAGAGTGACTTCTGGCTTACGCACTGTTTTGCACACACTTTTGACTTCATCAAAGCCAACGATGCTTGTGCCTTTGATGCTCATAGTTCCAACAGTTGAATCAGCAACGTAGCACCCGATTTTGCGATACTTAGTGTGATATACCCAAACTACTTTCGATTCCAAAATGTTGATCGGATTCACTGAAGAAATTTTCAATGCTGCATCTTGTTTGCAATACTTCACTTTAGAAACAAGCTTATCTTTGGACGGCGCTTTCTTCACGCGTGGCTTACGAACGGCCTTCTTCGCATTGTCATATGCAGCAACATCATTCAAAATTGCATTATAAAAATCAATGCGTTTCTTAAAATCTGCTGCCTTAAATTGCGAATAGCCTTCTTTCAGTTGCTTATCTTTTCCTTCTTGCGCTTCAACCAATTCGTCGCGTTTTGTTTCAAATACTTTCTTGAAACGTGCAAGTCCAGGCTTCGGAAAACTCTTTGCATTAAAATATGCAAATGCATCAGGATTCAATTGCTTTTTCGTATAGAAATCACTTTCCATATCTTCGAAAAATACAATATGTTGATCTACAATATCATTCACACGATCACGAACAGATGGACGTGCAACTTTAACTGGTGCCTTTTTAACTTTAGATTGATCTTCTAGAATCGGGCCCTCTTCGTCGCTAACAAGTTTGTCATTAGCCATACGAATTGCTTCATTCACTTTCGAGAGAATGAATTCAATATGATGATCTTTAAGTGGCATCTTTTTCTTTGATGCCATAACTAGACTGCACACAGTCATCGGCGTAAGCCTTTCAGCAGTCTTACGGTAGCTTTCAAGAGTGTCAGCTTCAACGTCAGTACGACCTTTCAACCACTCTACAACATGCTTACGAGAATCTTTCGGTGTAAAGTGATGATTGTAATAATTCATGCTGCGACGCAATTTGTTATCGAATTCGTCATCCGATAGCGTCAAGCTTTCATCCCCTTTCCATTCGGGTTCGGGACCAGTATATTTTTCTTCAATGTGTTGCGAGGAACGGATTGCGCGGGGCTTTGTCTTACGAGCGCCATCGATCTTAATCTTGCCTGCCATATTAAATCTCCATTGAATGAAACTATATTGTACAGCAGTTTGGATAATTTGTCAATAACCGTTGTTTTTATGCAACAACCGCTAAATATCTATATCAGAATAGTATTCTGATAGTTCAGTGGTTTTGAATTTGGCGAAGGGCATACAAATAAGACCCGAACAGCTTTTTGCAAGCTTGTTGTAAGAAAAGAAAAAGCGCTCATTTGAGCGCTTTTTTATTTTGCTTTGATCGTTTTTGTCGTTACATGAACGCGTTCCAAACTTTCAAAATATCCAGTCCAGGGCACATGAACAGTATAAGTCTGACCGTTATCTAACTCAACTTTTAGGGAGTATCTATCTGAGTCTAGATACGTTGAGTTTTGATTTTCTTCAAAATCTTTACAAGCTTTTGCGCACTTCTTTGCTTTTTCTTCATCAACAAACGCAGCAATAAGCTCATATTGCCCATAATCAGTACCAAATGAGTCACCTGTCGTATATTCAGCCCAAACAATATAGACTATATCGCCAGGTTCGACCTCTGCGCCCACAACCAAATCACAATTTGGGAAATCTCCATTCTTCAGCGAATATGCCAAAGATTCTTTCGCATCTAGCGCAGTAACTTCTCCGAGATTATTAGTTGTTCTAGAAGAATCTCGCGACCATTCATCGTCATCGACGCGGCCGCCTGTATTTTCGTATTCAGATTCCAACTCTATTAATAATCCAGTTGCCATTTTTATCTCAATTCAGTAAAACAACAATTATATCACCAATCCAAAATTAAATCAAAGAATAATTTCCCAATTTCCCGCAGCATAAAATCCATCAACAGATTTCAACCATTCTGCACCATTCCAACGATATTGAATAGAAGTAGTCAAATTAGTTACATATTCTGTAGCTGACGTTGCTTGTGAATTGAATGTCACAATCCAATATGTGCCATTGTACGTAATAATATCGTTTGCATTTGCAATCGCTCCGCCCCAAGCGGTTTCTTGATAAGCTGATCCTGAAGCACCCAATTCATTAAGTAACAAATAACTTTGTCCTGTTGTTGCTGCTGGAAAGTTACCTATCCCAGGACCACTGCCCTGAGGATTTACAATCGCATTTACTGGTGGTAATGTGTTTGTAGGCACTGTATTTTCTATGATGTTGTAAATCAATGTAGTATCATCTAGAGGATTATACACTATGTTGCCCACGACGTCAGCATTACCATTGGGTTGGCTCAATTTAATCTGAGACACGCCGTTGCGCAATGTCCCATACATATTAATAAAATTGTGCCAGTTGTCTGGGGTGCCAATTTTAGTATCAGCATTTAATGTATTCTTTTGTAAATCAATATCACCCTGTTTAAACAATGTAAGTTGATTGCCTAGCAGCACAACATTGAAGTCTAGTGGTGTGATAACTTGACGACTCAGTAATGTTCCAGCTAACACTGCTTCATCTGACAATTCCCCTTCTGTATCATGAATGCTTGCGATGATTGTTTGAATTACTCCCATCGTTTGTACTTTCGCAGGTGCAGAAATCCAAATCGGCATAGTAAATGTCATAGATGTTACATCAATAGGATTGTCTGTACCAACGGGAACTGTTCTAGAAGTCCAACTATTATCTTCTAAAAATATAGTCGTCAAACTAGTCCAATCAATATAATTATCTGTAGATTGAACATCGAATGACATATTGAACAATGGGATGATTTGTTCTAGCAACTGCATCTTTTGATCTGTATTGCTAGTCCATATTTCAGCTTTCATAGTTAAAATGTACGGTACAGGCATTAATCGTTCGATATTATAATCCATACCTTGAGACATAGTATATTGTGATGTAGAAGGATCATAATGTCTATTTCTTACTGACATCGTATTGACAAATGATGGATCCTGAATGCGTGTTCTATCGTGCTTCAAATCATCTATCTCAACAGCAATGACAGGAACTGTAGGTGTCGTGTTTTCACTATTGTTTGCGATGACAACAGCAGCTTGGCGAGATGGGTCACCATATACAACAGGAACTTGTTTCAGTATTTTGTTTCCGTTGGTATCTAATGATTGAAATTGAAAATTATTCAATATCCGCATCATTTGAACTAAGTAGCGTCTAATTTGATTATCGTAATAAAAATTTCGTAACATTATTGATTCTCTCCGTTATCTGCACCAGGTCTCAATGCACCACTCAAACTCTGTAGTGATGGTTGAGTCGTATTATTATCATCAATAAATGTAGCAGTATTACTATAAAAACCTTCAAGCTGTGTATTATTAGGATTGTTAGTGCTTCCACCTGGAGTGTAATTTGTTCTAACAGAATCTTCAATTTTAGTCCAACTTGTTCCGCTATATCTGAACAGGCGATTCGGCAAGAAATCTATACGCAAGAAAAAATCTCCTATATTTGGATTTGTTGGGAAGGTTATTCCTGCCCCAACAGGGAATCCATTCGGCGGCACGCCATCACCACCAAGATATGCTTTCTGTTTAGCATCAGGGGAGTCTGGTCCTAGGTCAGCATTGATAGTGAAATTACTATTCGATCCGTGATTGGCTCCGCCAGAATTAACATTGTCAGAAGTAACTGTATTAACATCTGAAGAAGGTTGTATGCCTGGACCCGCGCCAGGATATTCACCTTGAGAATTCGTCACAACTGGTAGTACATACATGTTATCTACATTATATCCTGACATTGGAGTATCAGTTTCTGCTTCGTCTAACACTGCTTCACTAATGCCTAATTGTGTTTGATAGTTGCTTACTAATTGTCCTACAGGTGTAGTTACATTATCACTCGCAGCAATCTGATCTAGAATACTTTGATATTCTTGGGAATCAACAAGAGGTCCACATTTGACGCGCCATAAGTGTGGCCACCAAGTCTGACTGAATCCTTCACTTGCGTTTGCAGCATCTTGAATAACAAAAAATCTAGCCAGGCTGGCATCTAATGTAGTATTCAGTGGATTATAATCTCTAATGTGCGGCAATTCGATAACATCACCTACCATCAATTTTCTGCCTAAAATATCGATCATATCATTGATATGAAACACAATAAAGATGATATCTGAGCTTAAAAATAAGCCGAATTGCGATAAATCAAAGTCTAGGTTCGCTACGTTATAATGTCCACGAATATCATAAATGCTTGTATCATAGACTCTATCTCTATTTTCTAAGAAAAGCATATCCTGAATATTTGTTTCTGACTGTGTGGGATAAGTAGGGACCGAAGGATTGTTTGTAGGATCGGCTGGGTTTTGTGGACCCAAATACTTATGAATCAAGCATCCGGTGCCGCCAGCAGTAAGCATACCTCTTATCTGTTTATCGATAAAACGATAATCCGCAGAATGATCTCCTTGTTTCCATAGACTTAACTTTGGCATATATTATTTCTCATCATTCAAGTATTTATCGATATGCCTGTGTTCAATTTTTGGAGATTTTTTGCTAAATACATTTACTAATTTCGAGGGTTCTACCATGACACAAAAAGCACTCACAACTCAAGTCGTAGCTAACGGGACTGGAAGCCCGATGCTTGATCAACAAATTGCATTTAATCAACAATTGACAGCACTAGTTGCAAACTCTACTGCCAACTTTAATGATCTATATTCTGGAACTACTGTAGCGCCTCCAACTATCGCAAGTGCAACAACTATTGCCCCAGCGACGAACTTACTATTCGTGTCTGGAACTACTGCGATTGTTAATATAACACCCCCAGGAACTATGGCAACAAATGGCGGACAGATTACAATCATCCCTAAGGGCATTTTTACAACTACTACTGCAGGAAATATTGCATTAGCATCTACTGCTGTAGTTAGCAAGACCTTAACAATGACTTATGACTCTGGTACTACAAAGTGGTATCCTAGTTATTAATTTGTATATTAAGTATTCGATAGTAACATTAGGGATAATGTTACTATCTTTTTTAAGGACCAACTAAATGGCACAAATACCAACATACTCAACTCTAGGGACAATTCCGCCCATCGGAACAGGAAATCCTCAAGCTGATCAAATGAATTCTCTGATGCATCAGTTAGCTACCATAGCTACTAACTGTGATGCAAACTTTACTGACCTGTATATTAATGGCGTCGGTACTAGCGGTGGCAATACAGTGTTATACGGAGCAGGCGCCCCATCGAGTGGCACTGGTGCTCAAGGTAACTTTTATATTGATACCGTTGCAAACAATCTTTATGGACCCAAGGGTTCAAGCACTTGGCCGACTGGCACATCATTAATAGGGCCAGCTGGATCGAATGGTAGTAATGGAACTAACGGCAATACCATAAATCACGGAACTGGTGCTCCTGGCAGTGGAGTGGGTAATAATGGCGACTTCTATATTGACACTGCAGGTAACATGCTTTATGGCGCTAAGTCTGCTGGCGCATGGGGCTCTGGAACTAGTCTAGTGGGTCCTGCTGGATCCGGCGGTAGTTCGTCGCCGATGGTAGCCAGTGGTGCAAGTCATGCTGCAGGTCAGCGCCAGATCCAGG